GGTCACTGGCTGTTTCGGCAAAACGACAGCCCGGTTTCTGGAAACTACAGGCTCAGATCGGGATTCAGGCCCAGGGTGGTCTCGAAGAAGCGGGTCGCGATGTAGCCCACGCGCTCGCCGTTCTCGGCAAACTCGTCGTACATCGTGAAGTAGAACATCGACAGAGGGCTCGCGTTAGTGCTCGGAGCCCAGCCGATCAGGCTGAGGTCCGTCTCGGTGGCAAGCAGGCGCGCGGCGGTGCGCGTCGGCGCGTAGTGGTGAACCTGGAACGCCCAAACGTGAGGCTGGGCCTGCTCGCCACCGGCGATCGTGCGACCACCCGCCGCCGGGATCAGAGAGCCCGACTCGAACTCGCGGTAGGGGAGCTTCTTGCCGAAGCCGTCAACAGGGTGTTCGTAACCCTGTGGATAACCCTCCCGGCACTCGCCCTGCCCGGTCGTGGGTCCGGTAGTCACCTTCAGTGCGTCCAGCCGCGCCACGACGGCGGCAATCTCGATCGTAGGGTCGACAGAAGATGTCATCGCTTCAGCCTCCCCAGTTCTCGCTTCAGTTGCTCACGCACAACGATAATGGCCGCGCCCAGAGAGTTGGCGGCAGGCACGCCAGCGCCGCGCGCCGCTCCGGCTCGACGCCTCTTGACCCTACGCTTCAGCGAGCCCGAGAGTTGACCGCTCGCGCGGCCCTTGGTCCCTTGCTCCTGGTACTCGTAGTAGTCCGGGCGGTAGCGTCGCCAGCCGTGCCAGCCGACGACCGTGGTGACGGCGGTGACCTTCTGGGTCTCGACGTTGGTGGCGATGTCGCCGATGAGCTTGCCGGTGACCTCACGGCCCGGACCCTTGCGCCCCTTGGGCCTGCCAGAGCGACCGGTTCTGGTCTCAGCGGCCCGGAGCGCGGCGGCCTGAACCTTCTTGCCCTGAGCCACGCCCGCCGCCATCGCCTCCTGGACGCCGGTCTGAATGCGGCCCTCCAGTATGTCGATCTTGCCGACGAAGATGTCCTCGCGGCCTCCCAGCAGTCGGTCGGAACGGCTCGTACCGAAGCGAGCCTGGCTGACCGTCGCGCCGGGGGAGTATTCGGCCTTGCGGAGCGATCGGATTGCACCATCGAGCCTCGCCATCTCGGCCCGAGTCCGCTCGACGCCAGTGATGGTCACGCCGTAGGTCGCGACCATCTCCTCATCAAGTTGCTCAGCCATCAGGGGTCAATCCTCGGAGTGCCCCGAACCTCCGTCACCAGGATGACCTCGCGCTCGGCGGAGAACTGGCTCCCGAGGCTGGACTGCACGGTGAAGTTGATCCCGTACAGAGTCGGGTCTCCGTCGACGTTGTTCTCGTCCACCGGCGAGAGTTGGACGATCAGACCCTTCTGGATCAGTTCGGAACCGTTGGCATCCATCGGCACCTTCAGCACGACCACGCGCTTGGTAGCCCACTCGGTCTGGTTGCCCGCGTCGAACGCGCTCGGGCGAGGCTTGCGCGCTCGCGCGTCGCACTCGAAGACCGGAGTGACGTTGCCGTCCTGGAAGAACTTGGCGTGCGCGGTGTGAAACTCAGCCGCCAGGGCCTTGCCCTGCGCGACGGCGTTGCGAATCGCGTCAAGGTTCGAGGCCATCGGCTACATCACCCCAGGCCAGGGGTCTCGCGTTCCCTGCGGCGTGCGAGTCGATGAGTTGGTGCTCAGCGGAACGATCTCGAACGCGGTCGCGGCGTCTGCGGCTTCACTGCCGTAGAGAAGCCGGTCGGCGTGCTCCATGAACAGTCGCGCTCGCTCGACGGTCTTGATCTTGATGTCATCGACCTGGATGTCCTGCGCCTGGATCGTGAGCTTGCGCCCCATCGCGCCCAGCGCCTTCGCCATCGCGGTGTTGCGGTCGTCGGGGTAGGCGTCCATGAACGCCTGGAGGGCGATGTCGCCGAAGAACTCGTACTCGGCAGTCGTCTCACCACTGCCGGGGGTGACCGGCGGAGTGTCATCGCCGATCTCGATGCGGAAGAGGCCGACGGCGGTCGACGCGTCGGCGGGATAGGTGCCCTCATTCACTGCCATGAGGGGAGTCTACGGCCTGGAGGCGGTTTCCAGAAACCGCGAGTGGAGCGTGCCGGGCCGGTCCACCCCGCAGTAAGGCTTCACGTCACGACCCGACACGCTCGGCGGCAGAAAGGACTAAGGCCACCGCTTGAAACTCTACCGGATGACCTTGAAACGCCAGAACCCGGCCCCGCCGAAGCGAGACCGGGTTCTGATTGCCGGGAGCGGGGTGCTTACGCGTCCCCGTCGCCCTCGGAGTAGACGACTGCCTCCTGGAACCAGAGGGCACCGCCGACGACGAGACGGAGGCGCATGGCCGCCGTGTCCGCGTCGAACGAGAAGCCGTCGCCACCGTTGGCCTGGACCCGAAGCTGGGGCTGCTCGTAGCCACGGAGGCGAAGCAGGTCCAGCACCGGACGGCGGTAGGCACCGGGCTTGGGGGCCAAGTACCACTTCGTTCCGGTGACCTTCTCGTGCTCGATGACCTCCACGGTGTTGAGCACCGAGTTGTCGGGCGCGATGTACGCCGGGCCACCCGCGCTCGACGGGAGGATCGCGGTGATCCCCAGCGCCTTGCGGATGTCGTAGTCCACCGCCAGCTTCTTGCCCACCGGAACGACCACGTTGTAGCCGCTCAGCGAACCGATCTTCCGACCGTGGACCTCCCGAAGACCGAGGTCCTGGATGGCCGCGATGATCGCGTTGGCCGAAACCGGGGCGTTGACCGGGATGACAGTGCCATCCGGGAGGGTCTGCGCCGTCAGTTCCGTGGTCGCCGCGATCAGCGCCTCGCCGACCTCGTTCCACTCGGTATCGAGGGCGATCGTCCGGAGCATGTTCGGGATGCCGTCGAGCATTCCGATCGTGTCGTTGACGAAGTCCTCGAAGTCCCAGTTGACGCGAGTACCACGCTTGGCGAGCTTGGCGTAGGCGCTTTCCTGGCCGGTGACCGTGACCACCGGGTAGGGAGTGCCCTGCGGAACTCGCGGCGCGGAGCCGTCGGACTCGATGCCCGGACCCTCGGGGTCGCCGTAGAGGCTGTAGAGGATCGCGGGACGGAAGTCCGGAACGGTACGCACGCCCGCCAGCTTGGCGACCGGACGCTCCTTGTCGTCCGGCAGTTGCGGGATCGTGATGACGTTCAGGAAGTGCGTGATCGAGGACGAGAGGTCCCCGCTCATCAGCGATTCCTTGAGCTGGGCCTCCGCCAGGTAGGAGCCGCGCTTGGCGGCCTCCACCAGTCGGGCGACCTTGCTCACGGACTCCTTGGTCACGCCCTTGGGAACGCGAAGCATTCCGTCGAGGGTGAACTTGTCCTTGAACTCGATCATGGCCTAGCCCCCGATCTTGACGCAGGCGACGCCGCTTGCGGCGACGTAGTCCTGCGGGTTGTTGACGTAGCCCCAGAGGGTGTTCGTCCCGACGGTGAGGGTCAGTTCGGTGATCTTCTCGCTCGCGACCACCGCGTAGACCGCAGTGCCGTTGTCGGTCGTGGGACCGGCACCGGTGACCGGGAACTCGTAGGTCCCGTCCGTGGCGACCGAGACCTGGAGAGCGTCGAGGCCGACGCCGCCCTGCGGGATGCCGCTGACGGTCATCCCGCCGATCGACTCCGAGCCGGTGTAGCCGCCCGAGTTGGTGTACGCCACCCCGGCACGAGTGCCGTTGAGAAGCGCGGTGCCAACGGCGACCTCGGCGGCCTCGAAGTTCGTGAGGTCCCAGACTTCGCGCTGGGCATCGGTGGACGAGAACGCCTCACCGGTGCTGACTGTGGGGAATGCCATTTCAGCCACTCACCTTTCCGAAGCCGGGCACGTCGAACGTGAGGTCGTCGGACTTGCCGCCGCCCCCGCCCAGGTGCAGTTCGCTGTCGTCGCCGGAGCCGCCGCGACCCTTCTGAGCCTCCGCGAGAACCTTCTTCGCGGTCTCGATCGCTCCGGTGATGTCCTCGCCCTTGCGGGCGCGAGCCCGCAGATCGCTCGACTGCGACTCGGTCAGCTTGGCCTCAGTGATGAGGTCCACCGCCTTGTCGTACTCACCCAGGCGCTCGTCCACGGCCTTGTCGACCGCTTCCTGATCTGCCTGGGCCTGGGCGTTGGCCTCAGCCTTGCCGTCCAGCTTCTTGGCGAGGTCACCGATGGCGGTAGCGAACTCGGTGGAGAGCTTGTTGAAGCGCTCCTCGATGTCCTTGTCCATCTTGGTTTCCTCCTTATTTTCCTCTGCGGGTGCAGAAGTCTCGGTGAGACGACGGTGGCTCTCGGCCAGCCGCTTCTCGAACTTGCCACCCCGACCGCCGACGATCACCAGATCGACGCTCTTGTAGGGGTCCGTGGCGTCGAACGCAACCGCCTCTTCGCGGCCCGACTCCATGTTGTACTTCGTGTCACCCTCGCAGAAGACGCTCAGAGCCAGGCTCTCGGCGAACTGCTCCAGGTGCTCGTTCACGCCGGGTCGGCTCGACGGGTGGTAGGTCGACCAGAAGCCGACCTTACCGTCGTGCTCCTCGATCGTGACCGTGTCGCCGATGCGCCCGATAACGCTCATCGGGTCACGCTCTTCGGGCTTGTCGTAGTCCTTCGGGTGGTTCGGGAAGGACAGAGCGCCACGGAGAACTGCCGCGTTCTGCTCGTTGAAGAAGGTGCGAGGGTAGTCGGCGCTGGAGCCCTGTCCCTCTGTGAGGAGACACACTCGCCAGCCGCCGCGAGTGTCGCGGACGATGGTGCCCGACTCGCTGAGGATGCGCTTGGTCATGGCTCGAAACTTACCCCAGTTTCTCGCCTGCGCAAAACCACAAAGCGAGTTTCTAGAAACTAGATTCTGGTTTTCAGGCCGGTTCGGTTCGCTGGTAGCCACATTGGGGGCACGCGAAGCGGCGGAAACACGACAGCATCCCCTTCTCGCCCATGAGCAGATTGAACACGTCATTGCCGGTGTAGGTGTAGAACGGCACCTGAATCAGAGACGAAACCATGCAGGTCGGACACCACGCGGCGTCGCCGTCGGCGCGCTCGGGGTCTCCCACCCAAACGCTCACTCGCGCCGTCGGCTGTGCCATGCGCAAGAGCCTATTCGCCGCCGGGGGGCATGTCGTCAACGTGGTCCGAGCCGCCGGTGCCGTTGGACTGTCCCTGGCCGGGAGCCGTGCTCTTGCCCGACTCCTGGCTGGCTTCGTTGTTGGGCACGATGACGCCACTGGGGATGGCTCCGATGAACTTGCGACCGTAGACGATCTCCAGTTCAGCGCGGAAGCCCTCCGGCGACAGCGTCCCCGACTGCCAGGCGAGGTACGCGGCCTGCACCGAACGGTACTCGTCGGTGGCGTCGTCGTAGTTGTCGAAGTAGGGGTTGATGGTCTCCTTGGGAGCCATCCACTTCAGCAGTCGCTTGTCGAACTCGATGTGCTCCTGACGGCGGGTCTGCATCGCCATGCGGCCCGGCAGGTCCAGAGTCTTGGCGGCACCGTAGCTGGAACCGGCAAGCGCGGTGTTGGCGCTCAGCGCGATGCCCGAGACGTGAATACTCGCCGCCATCGTGCTCACCAGGAAGCCGATCGAGGAGAAGTCGTAACCCTTGCCCGCGCTGTTGAGTGGGACGAAGTCTGCGTCGCCCGCGAGGGTCGCGGCACTTCCGGCCTCGCTGGCTTTGCCCAACTCCAGCGCCTGAGTCTTCTGGCCCGCCTTGTTCTTGGCGGTGGCCTTGAACGCGAACATCGCCAGGGCGTCCTGCATCTTGACGCCGTTCATAATCATGTCGCGGATGATGCGCGCCCACACCACGGCGCTGATCGCGTCGGGGGAGCCGAACGCCGCGCCGTCGGGGCGGTTGGCGTGCAGGTCGAACGCGGTGTGATCGCGAAGCACCAACTCGTCCACGCCGTTGTAGTTGATCTTGGCGGGCTTCTTGCCCTCATACCAGTCGACGTAGACCCAGTACGACTTCTGGCTCCGGTTGCCACCATCCAGCACCCGACCAAGCGAGTCGGAGCGGACCTCGTTGCGAGTCCAGCGGTAGGCGACGATCTCGTCCTCGTACAGGCGGTCACGCATCGTCTCGGTGATCTCGTGGAGCGGCACCGGACGCAGGCTCTTGTCGGAGTTCTTGCCGACCAGCAGGTAGAGCCCGTCAGAGTACAGCGCGGCCTCGCGCCTACGCCGCGCTGGGGGGCTGAAGACCAGGCGCGCGTTCTGGCCCTCGTCCATCAGCACTCGAAGGTTTCGCTTGCCCTGGCCGATCGGCTTGTAGTTGCCGTCCGCGTCCTTCTCGTCGCCGGGACGGCCCTCGTAGTGCATGTCGCCAGCCCAGATGAACGAGTGACGAAGCATGAGGCCGTTGCGCATGTGCGGGTTCGGTGCCTTCTCGCCATCCTCGGAGCCGGTGAGCGAGGCGCGGATGTCGTTGGACCACTTCTTCATCTGAGGCAGGTCGAACCCTCGGTAGTCGCCGCCGCCGGGGCCTGCCCAGCCGATGTCCTCCTGGCGAAGCATGGTCACGGCGTTGCTCAGGGCCTCGGCAAGACGCTCGTGGTCGTTGCGCACCATGTCGAGTTCATCCCGCAGGCCGTCGTTGATCTGACGCAGGGTGGGGCGCTTGTCGGTGGTCGCCAGTTGCTTCTTGCTCGCGAGTGTTGAAGAGGCCATGAAGTGAAGGGTATCTCACGCAGAACTCGGCTCAAAGTCCGGATCGAAGTGAGTCAGAAGCCAGGGGTAAGTTTCTGGAAACCAACGAGGCCCCCATCTAAACCGTTGTCGGCGGCGGGGGCCTCGGGTCCGTCTCGACGGACCAAGCACGACGATTCTACTGGTCCTCGACCACTTCCATCGTGATTCCCACGGTCTTGTGGCCGCGCATGGCGTTGGTGTAGAACTCCACCGCCGCGTCCTGCGACAGCGAAAGTTCGATCTTGCCCGACGGGGTGTACTTGGCCCACTCCTTGTTCGCGCCGTCCTTGTAGGAGGGCGTGAGGATGACGGAGTGATTGCCGCCGTCGTGCTCGGTGACGGACTGGACGTGGAAACGAAGCGTGACGCGATTCATTGTGAGCCTCCTGGCTACCTGTCTGCTATCGGGAATGGAGGCTGCGCATTCGGAACTCTCCGACATGCGACCTTGGAGAGGAGCTTACTAGATCAGGTCCATCTCTGCGCGGGACGCCTGCAACATCTCCCAAGGGTCCAAGAGAATCGTGTCGCCGGGCTGGATGGCGTCGGGGTCCTTGAAGATTTCGCTCGTGTCGATCACCGAGTAGATCAGCGCGTCGAGGCGGTCGGGCGAGCCGCCCATCTCGGTACGCATCTCGTCCTTCGGGGTGATCTGGATGGCCCCCTGCTTGGGCGTGAACTTGAAGGTGACGTTCACGAGTTGGTCGGCCAACTCCCGGTCGTCGTAATCCAGGTCGATGTCGCCCTGGCCCATCTTGGTGCGCAGTTGCTCGTGGTTGTAGGCACGGCTGTTGGCCCACCGGCGGTTGTCGGGGGAAGACTTCGCGCCATCGACTCCGATCACGACGTAGGTCTTGTTCTGGAACTCCTCCAACTGCACCAGCATGTCGTAGACGCCGCCACCAACGCCGGTCGCGTCGATTCGCACTTCGCCTGCGCCGACCTCGATCGCGACTCGGTGGATGCGCCGCGCGCTCTCCACGGTGTCGGTACGCGCCCACGAGTCGTGCAGTCGGCACCGCCCGCCACGGTTCAGGAACACCACGCTCTCGTCGGGGCCGAAGCGTGCGATGTCGACTCCGAGGATGGGCTTGACGCTCATGTCCTCTTCGATCACGGTGTCGTGCGCGAGGTTGATGGTGACCTGGGGGAAGAATGCGAAGTCGCTGTCGCCGGGGAACTCGCCCAGAACCTTGGAGAGCCCTCGCGCATCCCACTTGACGGCATCGCGACCGGTGACGACGTGTTTCACGCCCTCAACCTCGATGACCTCGCGGCCCAGGTGGTCGGGGTTCTGCTCGTCCAGCGGCTCCGAGACGATCTTGTCGACTCGCTTGAAGTAGCGCGGGTCGGGGAGCAGTTCATTCGCCGGGTCCATGTGGTTGTAGTCCGGCACGATCTCGCCGCCGGTGGCCCAGATGCGGCTCTTGTGCGCCACCCAGCGCTTGCTCGTGAGGGCTCGACGCATCTGCAACTCCAGACGGTCGCCCTCCTCGGTGTGAGGGTAGACGCGCTCGCCGGTGAAGATCGGAGTGTCGTAGACCGAGATCGTGTGGAGGTTGAACTCCTTGCTCCGCTCGCGGTCGATGAAGTTCTGCTGGAAGTCGGTGCCCGCGTTGTCGGGGTTGCCGATTCCGAAGAAGCGCGCCAGGTCACCGGTCATAACGGCCTCGGCGGCGGTGTACATCGCTCGGCCCATGCCACCGGCCTCATCGAACCAGACGTAGGTCATGCCGAACTGGGACCGAAGGCCCTGGAACATCGAGACGGCATCCTGGTCCGGCGGCTTACGACCTGAAGCCAGCCACACCTTGCCGGTGTTGGTTTCGGAAACCCATCCCAGGTTCTCATCAATCCGACCCGGAATCTGGAAGTCCTGCGGGCGAAGCCGGGCCGACACGCGACCGTGGAATGACTTCAGGTACGCGAAGGTCACCTTCTGAAGCTGGGGGATCGAGGGCGCGGAGATGATGGACACCGTTTCACCCACCGGGAACACTGAGCCCGCCCAGAGGATCATCTCGGCCTCCAGCACTGACTTGCCGGTGCCGTTGCCCGACTTCACCAGCGTGCGCTCCATCGGAGCGAACAGCGCGTCGTGGGCGATGTTGCGCATCTTCTCGTAGTTGCGCAGACGCAGAACGTCCCACGCCCAGGCGTCGAAGTCAGTCTGGTAGATCGCGACCTGGCTCCGACGGCGTATCTCGGAGATCGCGGCGTCGAATACCGACTCGTCCAGGACGCCCATCAGTCGTCGTCCTCCAGGAAGGTGCTCTCAACTTCCAGCACTCCGAACCGGGCAAGCCCGAGGACTTGGTCGTACTCCATGTGGTCGGGGGCGATCGTTGAGTAGCGAGTATTCTCCCGCTCCAGGTCTTCCACCGACTTGCCTTTGGCGATCAGGAAGTAGCCGGTCAGCATTGCCTCGCGTTCGTCGGTGAAGTGCGCGGCGATGGCGTCCTCCATCGCTTTCTTGGTCTGGTCGCTCATCTCAGTCGTCTCGCGTCTTGGAGTTTCCGGAAACCGGCTTCACCACTGCCTTGACCTCGACCACGTCGGCGGCAGAGGCCCCGGACTCATGCTTGGCAACCTCCATCTGGGCGAATCGCATCGCCTGGGCAAGAGCGGTGTCCCACTCCAGAGCGCTGATCTTGTTCGCGCCGGTGAGCGCACCACGCATGTGCGCGAGCGCTTTCTCGATCGCGTCCACCATCACGGTGCCTTGGAAGGCGTACAACTGGCTGAGGTCTTCCTCGGTCGCGGCCCGGCGCTTATCCAGTCGGTCGCCCACCGCCTCCAGGCCGCGAAGGAGTACTTCAGCGTTTCGGGTGGTTCGCGGCATCTCTTCCAGTTCCACGACCAACTGTCGCATCTTCAGCGTCACCAGTTGATCCTGCTGAGCGTTGGTCAGCCAGTCGGGAGAGTCGAGTAGTTGACCGATTCGGACCATGACCTGTTCAGGGCTCATCGCCCCCTGGAGCTTGAAGGCGATCTGGGCCGGACTCATCGAATCGGCGTATCGCACTATCAGTGCGTCAATGTCGGACAACTTCAGCATGGAGGCATCTTAGCGCGAAGGGGAGGGGGAGAGAGCAAAAAAAATCATAAGGGTGGGGACTGAGATAGATGAATCGTTGTTAGCGCGAAGGGGGCCGCGTACCCTCGTGCCGGTGAAACTCTCTCAAATATTGGAGGTTTCGCACAGACTTGCCCTAACGTGTTGACATTCTTAGTGTTTTGTGCTCATGCACGTTTGTCCCCTTTGTTGTGTCATCTATACAGTCATATGGTCATGTCGTTGTGTCATCCCTACTAGGTGAGGGGTAGTGCATACTCTCGCCATCGTGTCAAGTCGACACGCCGTGTTTGTAGGTATTCACATATCTACCTATCTCGTTAGGTGCCCTTATACCTATCCCGTATTGTGGTGCTTAGTTACATCCCCGCCCCGCCATGCGCCCGCATGAGGGGGCCAGCGTTCCCACGATGGGAACACGACGAAACGGAGACACCATGTCGAACAACACCAACACCCCCGCCGCCGCTACGGTCGCGCCCGCTGGCGACACCAAGCGCGCCGCCGCCGCTACCGTCGCGAGCGAGAAGCTCGCCGCCGCGCTCGCCGCCGCTAAGGGTGCGCGCGATGGCGTGATCGTCAAGCGCTACGGGGCGGATGTCACCCCCGCCGCTGTCGCGCTCGCCAAGCGCGCGGCGGATGAGATGAGCGGCGCGAGCAAGTCACGCGGCGGCGCGCGTGCGCGCGTGCTCGCTGTCGTCGCTGGCATCGCTGACGATGTCGTCGTGACTGACGCTGTCGTCGTCGCCGCCGCGCTGTCGGTGCTCGCCGCGCACGCCAAGAGCGAGCAAGAGCGGCGCGACCGTAAGCGCGCGCTTACTGACGCTGTCAATGACGCGTCATCGTCCCTCACGGCGCGCGCCGCCGCGCTTGACGTGCTCGCGGGGATGGATGACGCGGACGCGGACGCCAAGCGCGCGACCGTGCGCCGCCGCGTCGCTGACGTGCTCGCGGCATCCGTCGCCGCCGGGCTCGCCGCTGACGATGTCGCGCGGATGCTCGCGGATGCCTACGGGGTAGGGGTGAGCGTCGACTACCCCGCCGCTGTCCCCGCTGACGCGGAAACGCTCGCCGCCGCATAGCGCGCCGCGCGACATCCCCCGCACCCCCCTAGCGCTCGCCGCTAGGGGGGTGCCCCCGCTTGCCATTACGCGCGCCCGCGCGTCGTGGTTATCGAGGAAACGGAGAGAATCATGCAAGAGAACGCACACGGGGCGATTCCGGGGCTCACTCTGGAGCAGATCGCCGAACAGGACCGCGCCAGGATCGCGCGCCAGTCTGCCACCAAGCAACGCGCCCGCCGCCGCCACGGTAACGCGGGGAGCCGGGTGTGGGGCTATGCCACACCTGCCAGCAAGCTTCGACGCCACGCGGGGAAGTAGCCAAGCGGCCCGGCGGCGGGGATGAATCCAGGCCCCGCCGCCGGTGTCCCATCCTCACAGTTTCGGCTGTGCGGTTTCACCAACTGAAGCACCAGGCCCGCCGGTTTCGGGTTTCTGGAAACCGGCCCGATCCGCTCAGGAGGAACCGCGCCTAAAGAGCGCTCGGGGGGTTTTCGGGGGGTTCGGCCCGGATTCAGACACACAGAGACATAGAGTTGTAAGCCGGTGAATCGCGGTTTCTCATGTGTGTAGTGAAGGAGATTCAGGCGACACTTGCTCATGTCGGGTCAGAAGTTCGATTGTTCCGACCGGCAAGCCGGGCTGAAGTGGGCTGAGGTTAGAACAAGTGTTCTGTTTTGAGGCATTCTGGGCTCATCCAGCCCCCCTCCCCCCGTCTATAGCCTCACTTACAGTCATATACTCAATCTTTCTCTTTTACATACAGTCTCTATGTCTATATGTGTAGGATGTGTAGGGGTAGGGGGTAGGAAGGGCAATAGGTGAGGGTCTTTTACGCTTTGGCACCAATCAGCACTCCAGTGTCTC